CGGTTTAATGCAATTTATATACAAATGGGAAAAGCGTAAGCTAAAAAACCCATTAAGCACTTCTTAAGTGTCTCTTAAGAGTGAAAATGTAAGGTACATGTATGAAATTATAATTTAGAAAATCATCAAAACTGAAACTAGCAAATTCAGTTAAATCTAAATCTAAAACTACCTTAAAAACTCTTAATTGACCTATAGAGAGCAAAGATTCATCAAACAAAGTTTTTAAAATCCTTAACTCATTTTCGTAAGTACCCATAAAATATTCGAAAAACTCATAATACCTAATATCATTAACTCCACCTATCATAAAGTAAGCGAATAATCGAGTAAAACTTACAGCTAGATTAGAAACCTGCTTTTCAGGATAGAGAACATGTGAAAACCACTCTTCAGTAGTTCTCGTTAAATGTAATCCTTGAACTTTATAACCCAAGAATTTTCTATCATGAACTCTTTCATAAATATCAGTCTTAGCAGGGGAATTTTTCATTCCAAAAAAGAAAAGTAAAACACGAGCGTACTCTTCTTTAAAATTATTAGGAAGAAAGTGAGTAAAAAAGGAATTATCATCACCTAAAATAGATTGCTTATAATATTCTATTTTACAATAAACTAAGCAACAACGTTGAACTATCCAGTTACAGACAGAATTCATTAACAAAGTGAGATATGATCCAGAAGGCATACCACCCTCAGTAGAAAATACTAACCCAGAAGGCAACATAAATCTAGATTGTATTAAATTATATTTTACCCATTCATAAACTAATTCTTCTTTCTCCTTTAATTGAATTACTCTTTTAACCATATCAAAAGCATCTGACATTATCCAGTCCGAAAGTGTAGCATCCCAAGATGATACATCAACAGAAACGAAGTATCCAGAGACTTCATTTATGTAAGACCAGAAACGGTTAAGTGCGTTTCTACCAGTAATAAAAGGAATGACAGACTCTTCTCTCTTAAGCTTGTCATAAATATTGAAAAAGATCGAAGCTTCAATAATTACTGATTCGTAAGGCATAACCCAAACGCATCGGCTTTTGTTCTCAAACTCAGGAGACAAATGTCCACGTAAAGCCAAAACGCAAGGTATGTAATGCACCTTAACGCCATTCTCAATTCTATCTACCATCCATTTTGATTTATTGAGTGCTTTCTCTTGCACTTCATATTTCTTTCTACCAATATAAGAATAACCAGCAGAAGTAGAATGTGGTAATATAGAATCAGCTTTGTCTAAAGAAATGGTTTGATATTTCTCGCCACCATTGTTCTCAAGCAATTTGCTTTCAACGAAGGTAAGTGCATCTTCGTAAATAGACTTCATCTTCTTATTCCTTAGAAGATTTCTTTTCTTATGCCGAGGTTTAGCGTACTTAACAATAGAATGGTAAGCCATTGTAAGCCTAGCTAACTTAGTCTTCCCAGCAATAGTTTCTCGAACATCATCGAATTGAGGTAACTCCTTCATCAATTCGTGAACGTAAAGATCAACGTTCAAATAACCTTCATTAACGTAGTAACGTTTCCAAGGCCGAAAGTCTTCGTAATGGATAGCGGATCCATCACACGTGACAAACTTCAACAAATCACGCTCATCAATATCACTCCATCGGTGTTCATCAGAAGAAAGAACATCCATATCTTCTAGAGTGTATTTTTCTCCTCTGTAAGCTTCAACAAAGGATTTTCTGTCTAACCAAGAACTTTTAGACACAGTTTTGATTAGAGAACGAAACTCTTGTCTCGTTAATTTAAAAAAGGATCTCATGCCGCTAACTTTTTTGAATAAACTCATCCAAGAAAAAACTCGAATGTATTTGCAAAATAAACTTATTGGAAGTTCA